CAGTATAGATACTTACGTTCTCGTGTACGATTAGGGGGACTAAAAGTAAAAGATGCATGGAAACACAGGCTACCGCTTGTTGTATGCGCTACCAACCCGGGAGGAATCGGTCATGCTTGGGTCAAGAGAACATTCATAGATGGATGCAAGCCGGATGAAATTCGCCAGATGTCCAAGGACGAAGGTGGTATGCGTAGACAATTCATACCAGCTAAATTATCAGACAACCCTACACTAACTAGCAATGACCCAGACTATATCACCCGACTAACTGGTCTAGGCTCTCCAGACTTGGTAAAGGCTATGCTTGATGGGAATTGGGACATCGTTGCTGGTGCTGCTTTTGAGAAGCTACACAGAAGCACTCATATGATACGAGAGTTCAAGCCGCTGCCTCACTGGACTAAGTTTATGAGCGTGGATTGGGGAACCGCCAAGCCATACTCTGTTGGTTGGTACTGTGTTCCTGATGAGGATATTATATTGAAGGGCAAGGGCAACTATCAGGATATTCTAATCCCTAAAAACAGCATTATAAGATACAGAGAGCTATATGGCTGGAACGGGAAGCCAGACGAGGGATGCAGGGAAGAAAGTTGGCAAGTGGCGCAGAAGATACTCGCAATGGAGTCTGGTTGCGAGGACATGATAAAGGACATTGAGGGGCAGAAAAGTATGCTCAAGGAGATACGAGCATCCAAGGAAATAGAGAAGATAGACTACAGGATAGGTGACTCCGCAATGTGGGCGCAGCATGATGGGCCTAGCGTTGCTGAGAACTTTGCCAAGAACGGGGTTATATTAGAGCAGTCTCAAAAGGACAGGATAGCCAATTATTTAGAGGTTCGCCGCCGCATTGCTCCATCATCGGGTGAGCCGGGGGTGTATGTGACAGAGAACTGTGTGCATTTTTGGCGTACTGTACCTGAGCTGCAACTAGACGAAAGGCAACCCGAAAAGGGGCCGGACACAAGAAAGGAAGACCACGTATATGACGAGTTTGGATACGCTCTTGTAAGTCGCCCTGTAATGTGGACAAAGCGACAGAGGGATGTTGTTGAGTACGAGGAGTCGAGAGAGAAGGCGCTTAGGGCAGAGAAGAAGACGGGAGGACGGTATTGAGCAAGACTGTATTGGTGTTGGACATTGACGGTGTGGTCTGCGAGTCGCAGGAGCCGATAAGACCGGAGATGTTATCAAAGATCGTTAAGGCATCATTCAAAATGCCAGTATATTTCTGTACCGGAAATACTTTTACAAAGTCTATGGACATGCTTGAGTGGCATGGGATGGCCGGAATATTTTGCCTAAATGGACATGAGCTAAGGGATGGTCACGGATATAAGCTGTGGGAAGACGTTGAGGCCGATCCGCTACCAAGGACAATTACATCGGACATTGTTTGCAGGATAGACAAGCCACTAGAGAACAACAGCATAGAGTGGAGAACGCCTAGCTTTGTGAACTTTTGCCCCGTTGGTAGGTTTGCGACAATAGAGCAAAGAAACGCCCATGATGCTAGTTGGAGAAGCGGGTTTATTGAAGTAATGAAGACCTTGTATCCTAATATAGAGTTAAGTGCTGGAGGTAAGGTTTCGGTAGATATATGCAGTAATGGCGCGAACAAGTCGAGGGCCGCAAAATACTTAAACGATAGTGGGTATAATTTCATATATATAGGCGACAAGACAGCACCCGGAGGCAATGATTACCCGATAGTTGAGTACGTTAAACATAACGATAAGAATTTAGTGTTGACCAGCACTGGTACTTCTCACACAATGTCTTTGATGGATGAGGTGTTAAATGAACAGATACGAACAGCTTCTTAAACTAATCGACATATTCCAGCCACAAAGCATAGCAGAGATAGGAACATGGAACGGCAAAAACGCCATTCGCATGATAAAGCAGGCCAAGGCTCATAACGACAATGTTATTTACCTTGGCTATGACCTATTTGAAGATGCAAATGATACGACAGACAAAGAAGAACTAAATGTAAAGCCGCATTATCCTGTGGAGACGGTAAGGCAGGAGATCGAGCGCGGTAGTGGTGCTACGGAAGTTAATCTTGTAAAGGGAAATACAAGAGAGACGCTAAAGCCGATTAGCGCAGACTTTTGCTTCATTGATGGCGGTCACTCTTTGCAGACGATTGCAAGCGACTACGAGAACTGCAAATACAGCACAGTGATCGTCTTGGATGACTATTATGTGCCTGATGAAGCAGGCAATATGCCAGATACAAATCTTTATGGCTGCAATAAATTGGTTGCTGGCATGAAAAATGCTATAATTCTGCCTGTAAAAGACCCCGTAAAGGGCGGTGGTTATACGCAAATCGTATTGGTTCTGGGAGACAAGTAATGAAGAAAATTAAAGATAAAATCGTAGAAAAATATAATAAACTTCGCGCTGCTCATGCTCGTAGAGTGTTGGGTTACTTTGCAAATAAATATGGTGCAGAGGTTAAGGTTGAGAGAGAAGGCGAAGTTGTCCTGCTTAAAATTGTGTTCACGCCTGACTTTGTTATTAAAGTAGATATTGCAGATGTTGTGTACGCAATTGCACAGAAAAAACGCCTTATTGCAACAACTGGATACACTGTTGAAGTAACGGGGAAGAAGAAGTGAAGAAGCGTCCTATAGTTGCTGTGTCAGGAGGTTTTGATCCTTTACATAGCGGCCACATTAACTACATTTTAGACGCATCACGATACGGTGATGTAATTGTTATCCTTAACTCTGATGCATGGTTAAAGCGCAAGAAGGGCTATGCATTTATGCCGTGGGATCAGAGAGCATCTATTGTTGGTGCTATTAAGGGGGTTATTGATGTGGTTCCAGTCGATGACTCTGACGGAACAGTTTGTGATGCGCTTAGGAAGATTAGGCCAGACTACTTTGCCAAGGGTGGAGACAGAGGTAAAGACAACACACCAGAAGCGGAGCTTTGTGGGTATCTTGGTGTTGAAATGCTTTACGAAATTGGCGGCGACAAAACAGAGAGCAGTTCAGAGTTGGTGAGGAAGGTACGTGGAGTTCAGTCGTCGTAAATGGGGCTGGTATCTTACTTTATTGTCTTACGAGACATTTAAAGTAAAGTTGTTGTACTTCAAAAAAGATAAGCACTTATCATTGCAAAAACACCTACACCGCAACGAACTGTGGTGTTTCCTATCAGGTAAGGGATTTTTTATTTATGATAGCGAGTCTGTTGACGCAAAAAAAGAACCAGTTACAAAGGGCGAACACAGGGTTGTTCAAAAAAGATATTGGCATCAATACTATGCAATAAAATCAACGCTTGTTCTTGAGATTCAATACGGAACGGTATGCTCTGAGGTGGATATTATAAGGTCATGATTTACTGGTACACAGATAACGAATTATCACAGTTGGTAGGCAAGGCGATTACCTCTAAAAATACAGTTAGATCAAAACATATTAAAGACTTTTGCCCAATTATTGACGATCAACATATTTTCTACGGAATACATAGGGGATGTGGGAATGCAATGCATTCTCTTATTCATGCCGGGTTGGATTATTTTTATGTTGATAATGGATACTTTGGTGCGAAATATATAGATAAAAACGGAAGAAAAAAGATAGACGGCACATATCGCATTGTTAAAAATGCAATGCATGAAAAATATGTAGGCCCGATGATGATGAAAGATATTGATGTTTCAAATATACTCGTGCTTCCTCCATCCCCATATTCAGCCTATTTCAACAACACAACGGTTGAGGATTGGACGGCAAAAATAACTGATGATTTTTCGTCATATAACATATTCGTGAAAAATAAGGGTGATGGTGACATTAAAGACGCTGTTTCTAAGGTAGATGCTGTGATAGCATTTAATTCGATAGGCATACTTGAAGGCATAGCACAAGGAAAGCCTGTTTACGACACACATGGGGTACTACAGAACTATGCCGTAAAAAGACCCCATCAATTCTACTACTACGACGACCTAGTGGACTTCTATGCGGATAAGCAATTTACATTGGAACAAATTGCAGCAGGAGAGGTAAAATGGGACAAAATAGGGTATTCATAGGTTTTGACGGTAGAGAAAAAATCACCTATGACATTTGTAAGTTTTCTATAGAATTTAATACGTTCACGAAACCAAAAATCATTCCATTAGTGCATAAAGAGTTGCGTAGACAGGGATTGTTTTCACGTCCTTGGCTTATCAATGCATATGATGGGAACTTTACTGACTTGGTAGATGGAAAGCCTTTTAGTACAGAGTTTTCTCACACACGCTTCCTTGTTCCAAAGCTTTGCAATTATGAGGGATGGGCATTGTTCATGGATTGCGATATGGTGTTTGACTCAGACATCAAAGAGCTTTTCAAGCTAACAAATGACAAATATGCAGCAATGGTTGTAAAGCATAGACACAATCCAAAGAACCGCAAGAAAATGGATGGCGTTCCGCAGACAAACTATTTCCGCAAGAACTGGTCTAGTTTTATGTTGTTCAATTGTGGTCATCCGGCAAACAAGGTTCTTACACCAGAGCTTGTCAGTACAAAAGACGGTTCATGGCTTCATGCTCTTACATGGCTTGAAGATCATCAGATTGGTGAACTACCAGAGACATACAACTGGATTGAGGGCTTTTCAAAATCAAACATAAAACCAGATGTAATTCATTACACAGAGGGTAGCCCAAATTTCGATGGTTACAAAGATGTAATTCACGCAGATGTATGGTGGAAGTATTACAATCGTTATCTAGACTCTGGAGAGCATGAGCCACTAAAGGAAACGCTAACTGTTAATTATGGTGTGTAGATGAAGACAGCCCTTATCACTGGAGTTGCTGGTCAGGACGGAGCATATCTATCAAGGCATTTGATTGATATAGGTTATCATGTTGTTGGTATTACGAAGCCTAGAACATCGGTTGAAAACTTAACAAGGCTTGATGTATTTGGTACAGATGGCTTTACGTTGATTGATGGAGATATAACGGATTATGATTCTGTTGCTTGGGCTTTGAAAGAGTATCGCCCTCAAGAAGTTTATAACCTAGCTGCACAAAGTCATGTTGGTTATAGCTTTAAAACACCATCCCTTACTTGCTCTGTTAATTATAATGGATACCTGAATGTTCTTCATGGTGCGCGGAATATAGTGCCATTTGCAAAGATTTATCAGGCCGGAACATCTGAGATGTTTGGTTACGCTGCAAGACAGACAAAGCAGAA